CCTGATATCCCTGTTTTTAAGAAGTACATGACGCTTTTTGCAACTTCCATTTTTACCTAAAACAAAATAAGGATAATACGAATACTTTTTCCGTAATGATTTTATAAACTTTTGCCAATCACGAAGATCTAAACTTCCATCAAAAGGCAAATTTTCAGGAGAATAAGTTAAGGTAATAAAACAATTTTTATCATACTGTTTAGCCTCATGAATACATCGAATAGCCCATTGTCTAGAACGTTCAAGACGGCAGCCAATACACTGGCCACAAGGAACAGTAATAGGCATATCAGAAAAACCCTCTTGCGTATTAAAAACAACAACACGTTTGCCGTTTTTGTTTTTCCTTTTTGAATAATAACCATGCAAAGGATTATAGCAAGGCATCTTTTTACTAAAACCTTATTCCACCACGCATTATAGGTCTTATAGACAAGTTTGCCTTATGTATTCCAGAAGCGCGCCTGAAACTCCTTTTTGAGACCTTTTTTCGTAATTTCTTTCTAAACTTCATTTATCACCTCTTTTTTATCTCGCACACCTGGGGTGGCGAGTGGGGACAGTTACATCTAGTAGAAGCACTGTCCCCTTTCCGCACCTATGGTGCGGTGGATACTTGAAAAGGAGCTTTTCAAGTATCTAATCATTTGATCTCCTTTTCTACACTTTTTATTATAGTTTTCAAACCTTCAACTATAACAGGAATTATTGTTATAATCTTTATTATTTTCAAAAATATACTCATTTCTTAACACCTTCATCGTTTTCGTTTAATTCGTTATCGTTGTTAATGTTAATAGTAGAAGTATCTTTTTTATCAACCATAAGACCTAACTTAACCATTTCATCTCTGTTATCAGGGTTTGAACAAAACTCTAAAAACTTAGCAGGAGAATTAAAAAATCTTTCTCTTAAATTAGAAGGCAAAGCATCAAATTGTTCATTAGCAAATAAAACAATATTAAATGCTTCTTCATATGTTGGTACATCAACAAAATCACCATAAATCGGATCTTGCTGTATCATATTTGACAATTCACCAGTACGCAAGAACCTTTCCACAATATTATTAACATCTGTATCGTCCTTAAACTCTTGTTTAACTGGAGTTTTTAAGCCAGTGTCAACACCTACTACTTCTCTTTCTCCGTACATTGTTTGAAATACCATCTTACACCTCACCAATTTTTTATTCTATTAAAACTGCCAGCATTAGACATACCAGGCAACTTAGATAATATATTATCTATCCATACTTGACCATAACTATTACGTGCTTCCGCAGCTTTTTTATTATAAGATGCATTATCCTTAAATGCTTCCTTATTCCACTCATACAATTGTCTTTCAAAATCAAGGATTTGTTTATCTATCTTGGCTTTATCAGTATCAACACCAAGCTTTTCTATTTCTGCCCTAGTCTTTTTCATATTAACAAGAACAGACTGAGCATTAGTTTGACTTAAAACAGTATCAGCAGCATTCTTACGAGCCAAAGCATCTTGTAACAATACATCAGAATCAGTCTTCTTAAGTTCTCGCTCAATTGTCTTTAACTGTAAAGCAGTAGAAACAGATTTAGACAATCCTTTACCAAATCCACCTAATGCATTTTCCATTCTAGCAGAATCACCACTAACACCACCAGCAGTTGGTAAACTTGATGACGGAGTAGAAGCACCACCTTGTGAAAAAGCTAACATAGGATTTAAACCAGCTTTTTGCATATCGGCCATAGATCTTTGATAAGCAGTATTAGCCATTTTAGTATTATAATCACGTTGAGATTGTATTTGACGCCTATTTTCATAAACCTGCGTACGAAAAATATCACGCTGAAAATCCCTATTTCTTTGAGCCTCAAGAGCATTAGCAGAATTAGCAGACTTTTGTCCATAATAATCAAAAATACCGCCAACAATTTCACCAGCAACAGCGCTACCTATATCGCCAATTACACCTAAATCACCACCGCCTAAACCACCTGTAGGAAGAGAACCACCGGGAGAAGGACCAGTCATGCCATAACCCATATCAAACCTCCTAGAAGTGATCTATAAGACCTGGAATACTATAAGTAGGCATAGGCCTTGCACAAACCAATTCAAACAAAGAATCAAATATAAAGTGCGGTTGAGTAGGAACAGCCAAAATTCGAGCCATAGGCGGATTTTCTTGAATAAAAACATCATTTAACACCGGCTTCGAAGTAAATTTTTGGCTTAAATGCCATAAATCAAGAGTACCAGTAGCATTTGACCGCATTAAACCTGTAACTTTACTTGGAAAATATCTATATTCCGCGTTTCTTTCTTGATAACCAAAAACAGTAGCGTCATCAGCAGTACCTTGACAATAAATTTCTCCAGTAAGGACACTTTGCTCACCAATTCTACTTAAAGAAGGCCAATAAAAGTCATAGCGTGTACGTCTTGACCACATCTTATGCAAACCTTGCTGATAAGATAAATCAGCCCTGCAAGACACAAAACCAAGAAGAACGCAATGTTCCGTAAAACTCTTAACAAATCCAATACCAGAAGCAACAGCAGTACCTATACCAGCTAAATTACCTTGAGGTGTAGTGACATCAGTAGAAGAAGTTTGAGCGACTGGGTTAATATTAACTGGAACAGTTCCACCACCAAGATATTCAGGGCGTTGCATTCTAGCATCAGGAGAAACAACACCAAAATGTGATCTTATTATTTCAATATACCTTGTACCACCTCTAGCATCACGCTCTAAAAGTTTTTGAACCTGGAAAGCTTGTCTAAGAGCATTTATAGTACTAGCAGTAGCAGTAGATAAATCAGCGTATAAGTTTGAAGGATATATATAATCAGCATTAGTAAAAGAACCAGAAGCATTATGATAACCAATATCTCCTGAAGCATTACCAACACCAAGGGCACGACCAGCAGTAGGAGCAGTACCATCATCAGCATTTATTCTTAAAGGTTCTTGAGCACCTAAGAATAACTCAGTTGCAGAAGTCTTAACAGTTGCAGTAGTACCTAAAGGAATAGTAACAGCATTTCCTTTTTGAGGAGAAGGCGAACAGGACGTAAAGTAATCATGTCGCTTACCACGAGGCAACAAAGTATATATAGCAGGGTCATCAGGACCATCTCCAGTTGGAACTGAAGCAGAATTTTGTAAATTTTCATCTCTGTACCATTCATTCCACGTTAAATTCATCGCGCGAAAATGCAAAGCAGTAGGCTCTATACCAGCAACCTTTGTGGGTATGCCAAAATAATCAGCGACGGAACTTTCCAAAAATCCAGTAGTACTAAGAGGTGCTTTAGATTTATCCAATTTAGGAACTAAATAATCGATAGAAGAATCAATATTTGGCTTTCTCTCGCCCATAAAATTAGGCCAATGTTCCCATACTAACCTATTCGGTATGGCGAAAAAATGAAAATCCATAAACAAATTGTCCATAAGAGGTGCAATAGGAGTAGCAAGCCTAGCTATTGCAGTCAAACTTAACTTAAACGTGTCACCAGGTAAAGCTTCATCGACGTATATTGGAATCAACTTACCAGCATTAAACGTAGTTTTATGCGAATGTCGCCTATTAAAAGACGATCTTTCCAAATTAACACTTGGAATTTGCGAAAAACTATGTGCCATTACGCTTTTCATTCTCATACTACACCTCTTATAATTTTATTCTACAACTTCAATATCTTTATTAACTTCTTTAACAAGATACTCGACGCCAACACCTAAATTAACAGGACCATTCTCTAAATTTTTATACTCACCATGATCCTCATCAAATTCGGCAATATGAAACAAAGTAAAATCAGCAGGAAATTGTCCAACAGCAGTTTGCTTATCAGCAACCAAAGAACTAAAACCTCTTATATCCTCTTGTCTTGTACGATACATGAATGGATTCATGTAATAACCAGCTTTCGAATCAAAAATTGCAAAAACTTGTTTTTTAATCATCTTAAACGCTCCTTTTTTTATTTTTTAAGAGAAGCATTGTAAGCTCCTCTTTAACTGCAAGTCTATCAGGAGAATTATCGTTGTCAAGTTTTTTTGCAAGATTTTTTCTTTTATTTTTTATTTTCTTAAATTCATCAGGAGAAATTTTCTCTAATTGATAATCATAATATTTCGGGGGTTTGACTTCCTTCCCACGAATAACAATAGAATCAGTAAAAAGAATATCTTTACCATACTTTTGGAAGTAAAGGCTACCAATACCTGGCTTACGCGACATTGTAACATACTCTGGAGTTCGTAAACAACCCGTTTGCATGTCAAGATACTTATCATAATATTGTTTCTCCGCCTCATCACTAGAATACTTAGAAACATTTAGCTTTTTTGTAATATACCTTGCAACATACGCGGCCGACTCAAAAGTTACATCTCCAATAACACAAAAACCCTTATTCCATAAATTATTTAATTCATCAGAAACCAATACACGACGAGTAGAACCGTCTTTCATTCTAATATTACGCCATTCTTTATCAGGAAAATCAAAGTTAAATATACAAGCATGATAATGCGGACGACAATTTTCGTCGCCATATTCACCACAGTGAAAATACCTGATATCCCTGTTTTTAAGAAGTACATGACGCTTTTTGCAACTTCCATTTTTACCTAAAACAAAATAAGGATAATACGAATACTTTTTCCGTAATGA